ATCATATCCCTCGAGGCGCGATTGGCGGCGCTCGAGCAAAAATTTATAAGTAACTAATAACGATGAAGGACGCCAGGATAGCCCCTTCGATGCCGGCAGATATGCACGGTGCCCTCGCTACCGTCCACGCACTCAAAACCGCCAGGAATGCACAAGAGATCCGCGCGGTCAGGAAGGATTTAGTCGATGTGATGCGAGGTAATTTAGTCTTAGACCAACCGATCCCGGTGGAATTTTCAAACTATTTAATTAAACTGAACGGTCCGTGTACCTTTTTAACCGAGGGGTGTAAAGTTTACTTTGAAAAAAATGGAGAAGCCGTGATCAAAGAAGTGATCGACGAGACTAATTTCACGATTGAAACGACGGAAAATCTCACGGATGGTGCGGATACCATGACTGTGGTAGAAGTTAAAAATGTACACACCGTGAACGACGATACATTGTTACTTCTGAGTTTGTCCGCGATACGGGAAGTTTCGGATAATATATTAGATGAGACCGTCTTGAAAAAGATAGATGCCCGAATGGCGACCATAGAAAAGTTCTTCATGTCAGCTCTCACACGTTTACGCAGGTTAGAAAATTTATAATGTAATTATAGAAATGTCCGGTGACATTAACGTTCAAACATTCTCAGGGAAGGTTAATATTACCAGTAATTTATTAGTTGGATCATCCCACCTATTTGTCGATACCACCAATAATCGCGTGGGTATCACGACGGCGAATCCAGATGCGGGTCTCCATGTGAACTCGAACGCCTACGTGGACACGAACTTCAGGGTTGGCTCGGATATCGCGATGAACGTGACGAGCGGTCGAATCACGGCTGGGTCCTTCGAGGGGGATGGATCACTGTTAGAAAATGTTCCAGGTGATAGCGGGAGCTGGGTAAAAGGAAGTTCATCGAACGTGCACCTTGCGGTGTCGACGGATAATGTGGGCATCGGGGTTTTGGATTCGATCCACAAGCTGGACGTTGATGGTGACATTAACATTTCAACGGGGTCAACTTTAAGAGTGGGAGGAACACCGGCAGTCTTCAGTAACTGGACTGTGCACACGAATGCATCGGATATATATCGTTCATCCGGAAATGTGGGCATCGGGACGACGTCACCCAACAACTCACTCCATATATATAAAGCGGCTGCTGAAGGTACGTCTGGACTATTCATAGAAAAAGCGAGTGGTGGTGCAGGAACTACTGCCGCTTTATTCTTCGGCGTGAACGCTCCGGGAGAGAACCCCGGAGTCGCGAAAGCCGCTATATTTTATGAACGCAATTTGGTGAACGGACGTGGTGACATAAAGTTTTGTAACGACGAAGTCAACGATGCGAACGCTGTCACGACGGAAACCGTCGATACGAGGATGATTATTAAAAATAACGGAAACGTTGGTATCGGGACGGTCGATCCCGGCAAGAAATTACACGTCTATGGTAGTATACAATGCCATAACACTGGTACTACGGGTGATGAAAATGGGTTATTTTTACAGTCTGTAGGTGATTGGTACAATCTTTCGCCGGGTAATGACGGATATTTACACCTCCTCGGGGGGGCGTCTGGGCAAGGTAACATGTCTGGTAATTTCTCCTCAATGAAACTCGCAAAACTTATCACATACAGTGATTTGGATGTGAACGGAAATATAAATATCAGTTCAGGAAACAAAGTTAGAATCGACGGCGACGACGCGGTGTTCCCTCGAAGAACACTCGTGAACGGTACGAGCTATTCTTTGACCAGCGGTTCCTGGACAAAGTTGTGTGATTTCGGTCATAATTACTTGGACGGAGCCTACGCCATAAAAATAGAATGGAATTACGGTGGTACAGGTCATTATTGGGCTGGGATGGCGACTGGAATGGTTCCCGCGAAAAGTTACACACATGTTCAATATAACCACGCACCCGATGAACCTTTATCCCTGAATCATTTTTACCATCATAGGACGGTTGGCCGATTTGAATTTACACTGGATAGTGATAATTATTGGGGTGGAAGTTACGGGAGGATAGCGCTGTGGGTCAAGGGAGGTTCAACTGCGACGCACCAATTTTATGTAGACGTACGAAAGATTTTATAATGTCGCGTAAAATATATATGTCGGACGAGATCCTAGAAGTACACGGAACTCAGGCTTCATTACTCGTACTCAGATCTAAAAGAAACCGAAAACTTTATGAGTCTGACTGGACCCAAACGAACGATATACGCTTGGAAAACGAAGAGGAATGGGTCGCCTACCGCCAGGCGCTTCGAGACCTTCCGTCCCTCGAAACACCGATTTGGCCCGAGCAACCACAGGTCAAGATAGTCAAAGGAAAAAATACACGGACCGAATTGAGTGACACCAAAGCGGACCTCCAAACCACACAAACCGAACTCACCGAGGAACGCGCCCTCCACGAGACGACTAGAACCCAACTTCAGGATGTACTCCGTAAGTTTGAAAAACTGGAGATGCGCACCGCGTACTTAGAATCTGCACTTATTTCTTAGTCAGTAGTAGATGAGCGACACGAACGTTCACAGGGTGGTGGGAAACCTCCTCGTGGGAACCTCGCATTTCTTCGTCGATACGACTACGAACCAGGTCGGTATCAACACGAGTTCGCCGAGCGCGGCGCTCGACGTGGCGACCGGAGACGTTAAGGTGGGGAGCGGGATCACGCTCGCATCCAGCACCGGAACCATCACGGCTACGGGTGGGTTCAGCGGGGACGGGTCAGGGTTGAGCGGTGTGAACTCCGATAGTGGGAGCTGGGTGAACGGGAGTTCATCGAATATCCACCTCGCGGTGTCGACGGATAATGTGGGCATCGGGGTTTTGGATCCGAGCTACAAGTTGGATGTTAATGGTGACATTAACATTTCAACAGGATCAACTTTAAAAGTGGGAGGAACACCGGCAGTCTTCAGTAACTGGAGTGTGCACACGAATGGATCGGATATATATCGTTCATCTGGAAATGTGGGCATTGGGACGACGTCCCCCGACAACTCGCTCCATATATATAAAAACGCGAATGAACGGACGAGTGGTCTTTTCATAGAGAAGGCCGAAGGTGGAACAAACGCGGCTGCTTTATTCTTCGGTGTGAACAACGTAACTGAAAACCCCGGAGTCGCGAAAGCCGCCATATTTTATGAACGCAATTTGGTGAACGGGCGTGGTGACATAAAGTTTTGTAACGACGAAGTCGACGATGCTAACGCCGTCACAACGGAAGCCGCTGATACGAGGATGATTATTAAAAATAACGGAAACGTGGGTATCGGGACGATGGATCCAGATAGTTTGTTACACGTGAACGGTAGCGCTCTAATAAATTCTGTATATCGAGACACTTTTTCATTCTCAGGTTCGTATAGTTCCTATACATATATAGGTCGTTTCAGTACACAAGCGAATGGACATGTCGAAGTAACATCGTCAGGTAACAGTCAATTTAATACTAACACATTTGATTTTCAAAGGCAGTATAGTGGTACACCCTACGTTTCGGGTATAAACTCCGACAATTATATCCACCATCGGTGGTTTTGGAAAACACACGACGTCTACCTTTATGATGTATGGCATTACATGGAGAACGGGGGGGCGTCGAGCGGTGTTTTGACTTATAGAATTCAATCACACGTTTATTCTCGACCATCGGAACCTAGTAGCTCTGGTAGAGCCGAGTTTTTATATGGCATATATCAACATAACGAACCTGGTAGAATCGACGTCGGTATCGGAAAGAGAAATCCTGCTAGCGCATTAGATGTGAACGGTGTTATAAAACAAACAGGGGCGAATTGGTCACTGACAAATGGAGGTGTGGGTTTAAGCCAATGGGATGGGACAGTAGCTGGTTCTTACGCTTATTTGAATAGAAGTTTAGGAAATCGCAATAATATAACCCTGACTCATGAAAGCCAAGGTGGCAGATGGACGAGGTCACGTATCACGATAAATACAGCTGGCAAATACGCTATCTACATCAACGGATTTAAACAAGTCAATACAAGTTCAACCGCGTACTCATTACAGTTGCACAAAAATGGGAACTACGTTAACGTTCGCGCGTACAATGGGCCCTCGACTCCTGCGGGTTCGTATCAGACAACTGGTAGTGCATACACTCTCATGGATTTAAACGCAAACGATTACCTTGAAGTAAGAATCAGTAGTGGTACATTCCACGGTAACGATTCTATATATTTTTCGGGGCATCTCGTCGCCTAAGTCCAGCAAGAACATCTGGCGGGAGACACGTGTAACCGTTCGTGGCGATATACTTAACACCCCCTTTTAATTCCTGTCCTCGATGGAGGTACGTGAAGGTACTCGGAAAAATTACGAGTTTTCCCGTTTTCGGTTGAATGCATTTTCCGCAACTAAACTCTGTCGCTCCATCGTTTTCCTCGTCTACATCATTTAAATAGAGTATATACGTGAAAATTTTGAAACTCGTGGGAATGTTCGCGTCGCTGTGCCAGTGATAGAATTCGCCGGGTAAGGTTCTTTGAATCTGAGGTGGGTACACGTGACTCTCCGTCAGAACAGCATCCAATAACCCGTTACGGTCGAGGGGTTTTATGTGCATTCTGTATTCATTTCTAGCACGTTCCAACACTTCATCGAAATAGTTCAATTCATCGTCCCAGTGACCATTTCCGTACAACCGTATCTCTGTACTTCGCTTGTATCCTGTATCGAGTCCTTTTGTAGTCGTACCGTTTCGCTTATTATCACTTTTTTCGAACTTATCGATGATTCGAGTACATACTTCAGGTGGAATGAAGTTTTCGCGTTCATAAATGAACTCCATTTGTTATATAAAGAATAATGCCTTTATATAACAAATGACCCGTTTAGAAGATTCGTGCACAGCCGCGTATACAAAGAACGACGACGGTTCAGCGACGTGTACTATACAGATAAACGCCATCGGTGCAAAGTGTTTACATTCGATCGCTGCCAGCCCAGAAGAATTCATCGCAAATTATTTTAATGTTCGTGTGAAGAACGAGGGTGAACAGATCATAAAGACCGTGATGGAATCCTTAATCGAAGAAAATAGACTTCAAGATATGAAATCCACGGAGGAAACTATTTTAACATACGAGAAACCACCCACCCATTTTATCTCCGATTAGTGTATGGATCTTCACAACGTGACAAAAACGTTTAAGGTTATTTTTACCGAGCCGGTAAGATACAGTGCAAACGAAACTTACGATTCTATTAAAATTCTAAGTGGTCAGACCAAACCGTCGTACGAAGAGTTCAAAGAGGTATACGATAATGTGGTCCATATCATAATTCCGTTTGAAAATTTGCGAGTGAAACGAAACGAACTACTGAAAGACACCGACTGGACCCAAACTAACGATATCGGACTGGAAAACGAAGTTGAATGGGAGGTATACCGACAGGCTCTACGCGATCTTCCTTCTACAACAGAAGATCCAGAAACACCGATTTGGCCCGAGCAACCACAGGTCAAGATAGTCAAAGGAAAAAATATACGGACCGAATTGAGTGACACCAAAACCGAACTGAAAGCGGACCTCCAAACCACACAAACTGAACTAGCCGAGGAACGCACCCTCCACGAGACGACGCGTACTCAGCTTCGGAACACGCAGACCGAACTGGACGTCGCGAAGATTAAGCTCCTCAACATAGAGGCGAGGATGCAAATAATCGAATCAAATATTTCTAAGGTAGTTGTATAAGAATGTCGGACATAAACATCCAGACATTCAGCGGCAAGGTCCAGGTGAATAACAACCTGAAAGTCGGTTCGGGTCACCTTTTCGTGGACACTGCACAAAACCAGGTGGGTCTGAACACCACCAACCCCTTAGCGAACCTTCACGTCAACGGGAACACCTACGTCCACAGTGATCTGAGGGTCGGGTCCGGGATCGTGATGGACCAGAAGGTGGCGACTTTCGGCGCGACGAAAACGTTCGTGGTCGAAGTGGTCGGGGGTGTTTTCCAGATAGACGGGGTCAGTCGCCCCGCGCTTACCTTCCACGAGAGTCAGACATATATTTTCGACCAATCACACGTGTCAAACAGCAGTCACCCGATCGCGTTCGCGGAAGCTGTCAACGGCGGTACACCGTATGCTACGGGCGTGACGAGTGTGGGAACGCCGGGACAGGCGGGTGCAAAGACGACTTTCAAGGTTCACGTGGGTGCACCCTCGAACCTGTTTTATTACTGTGTCAATCACCCCACGACGATGGGAAGTTTGGCGGGTACCCCCTCGGTGGTTTCGACGGAAGCTGAAATAATCGTCTCGGGGCGACTTCTCGCGACGTCTATCCACGGCGACGGTGCCAACCTGAAAAACATTCCCTCATCGGCGATCAACGGAACGCTCAGTCAATGGACGGATGTGAACACGAACGAAATCTATTATGATCTGGGGAACGTAGGTATAGGAAACCAAAACCCTAACTCTACCCTCGACGTCACGGGTACGGGCTCTTTTTCTGGCGATCTGACGGTCGGGACTAATAAATTTTTCGTGAACGTCTCCACGGGGCAGGTAGGTGTGGGCACGGCTAACCCAGCCGCGGGTAAGGCGTTGGATGTCATCGGAGATTTACGGGCGACCTACCTGTACGGTGACGGTTCGAATATCAACAATATTACCAGTAGTCAATGGGTGACCACGGGGAACGACATATATTACGATACGGGGAGTGTCAGGGTCGGATCTGCCCAGGCACCGACCGAAACCCTAGACGTGACGGGGACGTCGGCGTTCAGTGATGATCTCACGGTCGGTACGTCGAAACTCGTGGTGGACGTGAGCGAGTCGAGGGTCGGTGTCAATAAGGCGGCGCCGGGGTACACCCTCGATGTTCTTGGAGATATCAACTTCACGGGGGATATACGTAAAGGTGGGGTGGTACAAACCTTCGGCAGCGGTGGAAGTGGAAGTGGTGGGGGTGCGTGGACCGAAATCAGCGGTACCACCACCAATATCCATTACAGCGCGGGGAACGTGGGTATCTCAAACAACAACCCTCAACATACCCTAAGCGTGGGTGATAACCTGTACGTCGAAGATGCAGGCTCGAACGTTTTGGTGATAGACGGAAACGTCGCGTGTAATCAAGTCACCTTGGGCCAATTCGAGATCGTGCCTTCGTACGGTCTCGGCGATGTGACGGCCGAATCTAACGTGACCACGGATACGGTGGAGTTAAATAACGTGACCACGGGTCTATCGACCGTCTCGAACGTCGCCGTAGGTGGAGAACTCGCGGTCACCGGGAACGTGGTGGTTTCGAAAAATCTCACGGTGACCGAGGAACTTGTCGCGAGTGCGAATGTGGTGGTGAGTGGGTTTGTGGGAACTTCTGGAACAGGTGCTCTAACCGTTCCGAGTGGTACGACGGAGCAACTACCTTCTACTGGTCTTGCTGTGGGAATGATTAGGTTTAACACGACAGTGAATAAATTACAAGTGTATAACGGAACTGTGTGGCAATCCATCGGTGGAATAAGTGCAACTGGTGGAACAGTCACGGAGGTTGGCGGCTACCGTATCCATACATTCACGAGTGATGGGACGTTTACGGTGATTTCCGGTGGTGATGTTGACTACCTCGTTGTCGCCGGTGGAGGCGGAGGCGGAGGAAGCGCGGGTTCCGGTGCATCGGGTGCGGGTGGAGGTGCTGGCGGTATGCTCGCAAGTTCCACCACTATTTCGGCATCAACGTTTGCTATTACAGTCGGAGCGGGGGGTGGCGGTGCGGGAGGGAATGTGGATACTCAAGGTACTAATGGATCGAATTCTTCGTTTTCGACGTTTATCGCCACTGGAGGTGGTGGGGGTGGTGCGCGTTCGTCCACAACCACCGTCGCTAACGGAAGAACAGGTGGTAGTGGTGGCGGTGAAGGTTCACAAGGATCGTCGGTGTCAAATTATGGTTCAGGAATATCTGGTCAGGGAAATAGAGGTGGTCTTAATGGTATGCCGTCGGATGGGAATACATCCAATGAAAATGCTTCTGGAGGTGGAGGTGGTGCTGGCGCAGTTGGTGGTGACGGTTTGGATAGCGCACTCGGTGGATCTGGATCTTCGGGTAATGGTGGGATAGGTCTTCAATCCTCGATATCGGGAACGTCTACATATTACGCTGGTGGTGGCGGTGGTGGACAGGCCGGTAAAAATTCCCCGTATAATAACCTTGGTTACGCCGCTAATAACTCAGTACCGGAGACGCATGGAGCAGGTGGTTTAGGTGGTGGTGGTGGTGGAGGGCATAACGATGTTGCGGCTCTCGGTACTGATGGTACCCTACTCGCCGGTGAAGACGGTACGCCGAATACAGGTGGTGGTGGTGGAGGTGCGGGTTCGAATGGGGCCGCCGGTGCAGGTGGTTCGGGAATCGTGATAATAAGATATCTTATGTAATAGTAGAACATGTCGCTCAGCGCCCCAGAGGACGCATTCCTCGACGTCAACGATGCTCATCTGAGAGTGTACGGCAACGTTCACGCCGACGGTTTAAAGTTGGGGCAATTGGAGATCGTCACGACCACCTCGACGGGGTCGACGATTCAGTTTTTACATCAACACACGGCGTTCACCACAACCTCGAACATCGAAGTTGGGACGACCAACCATGACCTTTTCGTCGATACCGAGAATTCGAAGGTCGGGATTTTGACCAACACACCGACGACAGCCCTAGATGTCAACGGCACGGTGAAGGCGACCGCCTTCGATGGAGATGGCGCCCTCTTGACCGGGATCCCATCCTCGGCGATCAACGGGACCCTCAGTCAGTGGACAACTGTGACTGGCCCCAAGATCCACTACAGCGATGGAAACGTGGGTATCGGTATCGCAGACCCGCTACACACACTAGATGTTGTTGGTGACATAAATTTTACTGGGACCTTACGTGAAGATGGCAATCCCTTCGTGAGCACGCCGTGGACCATCGAATCGGGTCCCACGGCTCTGAGCTACACGTTGGGAAACGTAGGCGTCGGCGGAACAACTCCCTCCGCCAAACTCGAAGTCACGGGGAACGCACACGTGAGCACGGACCTGAGCGTGGGTGGAAATTTAACCATCAACACTATCTCTGCTGCGGCGACACACGGTCTCGGCGCCGTGACCGCCCTATCGAATACCTCCGCGGACACCGTTTTGCTCACCAACACGGGGACGTCGCTCGTAGCTTCTGGAGCCGTGCAGGCCGTGAGTTTCACGGATGGGACGAAGACGCTCACCGGTGGAGCCTGGTCGGGGTCGGCCGCGACTCTCTCCACACCACGAACTATCGGTGGGGTTTCATTCGATGGAAGCGCCGCGATCGTGCCGACGACGTTTGGCGCAGCAACTTTCAGTGGGGATGTCACGGTAGATTCGACCACCTTCCACGTGGATACTGCGAATCATAGGGTTGGAATTGGGAAGACAGATCCAGCGCATCCATTAGATATAAAAGTTACTTCACAAGTGAGTGGGCTTCGATTAAGATATAACGATGATGGTGCATATATGATTATATCACCTGATGTATCAGTTAATGGGTATAATAACATCTCGGAGAGTGGTGATATGGGTATATTTTTTAGTACGGATGCTACTACCGCGAGTAATGAGACTAAAGGATTTATTATTGCTCCACATGTTCAAGCCGGTACTACATCTGGGCTTAAGATTCTAGAGAATGGTAACGTTGGCATCGGTCTTACCCCTAATTCGTTATTGGATGTGAATGGATCGACAAGAAGTGGGTATAATTTAAACACCACTTCGTATTTTGGACGGAGTGCTATAGGATATGCCGGTCACAATGATTGGGCCTCGTTTGCTCATATAGACGCGAACAGTATCAACGACTATGCTCTCGTACAAAATTCTAGTGGGCGAACCATTCTGAATTGTGCAATCGGCGAAAAAATTTCATTTTCAACTGGGGACACCGCGGAAATGACTATGACCGACGGCAAGCTCGGGATTGGGACTACCGCTCCTGTTGTAAGATTACATGTATACCACGGAACTTCCACTGCTCGAATTATGATACAACGGGCAAGTAACACCGGAGAATCTAATTTGACACTTGCGGGATATCATTCCAGTGGAAGTACGGAGTGGCAGATCTACCACGCGGGATCAAACGCCAATTTAAGATTTTGGCGTGGCGGCGACAAGGGTTATATAGCTTATAATGCATCGAACCTGCCTTTAAATTTCACCGGACAACATAGAACATTCATCAAGGATACACCGTTTACACAAGCTGCAACACTCGAAGGTCTTATCGTGTCCTCGAATCAGAACAAATATATCAGAATGTCTGGCGGAATAGAAGCCGGTTCCAATGCCGTTACCATAAACGAAGCTCTTCCAGTGGTCGCAGTATCTTCTACGCCTCGCGATAAAAAATGTTTCGGTG